CCATAAACAACAAGTCCTAAAATGGCGGCTTTTTGTAATTTGGTATATCTCTCTGGATAAAATACCAAAGCATACAAACCAAGTGCTAATAATAAATAAACGACAATCGATGGAATGATTCGCACATTTAATGGAGAACCTTGAATGGCAGGGATAATTTTAGCCCAATGAGATTTCATTAAAGCCAACCAGAAAATATCAACCACCAAAATTAGGATTGTCAAATAAAGAATATTCATTTACTAGTTAAATAGAAAAAAGGGAAGTCTGGACTGCGACAGATAAAGATGTATCAGGAATCCATCCAAATGTGTCTTTCCATTTGCTGACATCCGCATAACAAATAGCAACATCTCCTTTGCGTGGAGGACTCATTTTTTTTGGAATTTCCTTTTGTAATTGTTTTTCAAACTCATTGACAACTTCTAAAACACTGAGACCTGTTCCCGTCCCTACATTAAAAATATCAAATTTCGTTTCATGATTTAAACAGGATAGATGTGCTTGGGCTAAATCGCCGATATAAATGTAATCTCGAATACCTGTTTGATCCGGAGTTGGTTCTGGTGATTCAAATATATTTAAATAAGGAAGTTTTCCTTGAATAACGGCAATAATGGCAGGAAATAAATTATTTGGATAGACAGAGGGAATTTCAGGAAGAAGACCAGAAGGATGCGAACCAACTGGATTAAAATATCGTAAAATAATGATATTACAAGATAATACTTTGGAACAATCTTGTAAAATATCTTCAATCATAGATTTCGTTTGACCGTAAGGACTATTGGGTGATTTAGAATGAGAAACAGGTATTGGTAAAACTTGTGGCTTTCCATAGACAGTGGCAGAAGAAGAGAAAATAAGAGTTTTAACAGGATATTCTTGAATACATTGAAGAAGATGAATCGTGCTTAGAATATTTTGATGATAATAAAGAATGGGTTTTTGAACGGATTCACCAACGGCTTTTAAACCAGCACAATGAATAATGTGAGAAATATGGTAAGAGACAAATAATTTTTTGAGAGCATGGAAATCGGTAAGATCAATTTTTTCAAAATGAATAAGAGATTGTGGGTGAAGTTTTTTTATCGTTTGTAATACATCAATGGAAGAGTTAGAGAGGTTATCAATTAAAAGAACTGGTTGCTGAGGGTTTTGTTGGAGATAATAGACGGCAATATGAGAGCCAATAAAGCCGAGACCTCCGGTTATAAGGAGCATTTTTTTATCACTGAGAAAAAATAGTAAGCATTTTTCCTTAGTTATATAATAGGTCAATGAATTGTAGATGAATGACGGGCATTTTTCAATTCAAGAATGTTATCGAATCATACATAGTTTAATGCGCCGAGTTCAAGATTCATATGACAAAGGGTGGTTAAGTTGGGATGAGTATTCAAGAGTGCGTGATAGAGTAAATATATATGTAGAAAGAATAAATAAACCGGAATCGAGCCCTCGAAAATGGAATGAAATCCGTGAAATGTTAAAAGAAGAAAGTCGTCAATATGGTTTATGTAATATGCGAGATATGGCTTTATTATTAGGAGACGAAATTCCAGAAATATTTTTAGATTTTTTCATTCCAGTAGGAACAGTAGGGAATTATCCTTTTTATATAAAACAGTATGATAAATATATTGGATTCTTTTGCGGAGAAAGTCAATTTATTTTACAAACATCGATGGATTATTTACAAAAATTTCAAAATTGGAAAGATTATTTTGGAACAAAAGAATATGTATTATCTTATTTGGAAAACTTAGAATTTGGGAAGATATATGAAATGAATCAAGATGATATGGAGAAAGAGATTCATTTTTATGAAAAGGAGTTAATCCGGATGCGTGCTTTGTCAATGAATGATTTAATTGAGGAGTTTCAAACATCTTTTCAAAACCGTCGATATGAGATGTTAAAAATATTATTATTAAGTTATGAAGAGGATCATTTTTTAGCCCATATCTTATTTGATGTTTTAAAAATGGATTCAAGAAAGGAAATTTATCGATATTTGCCTTATCAATTACAGAAGATAGTAAAAATGTTGGATATTCATTTAGAAAAAAAGGTAAATGAATTATCACAACAAGTAGAGGAAATTTCTTATGAAAAGAGAATTGCGGCATTTCGAGTATCCCATCAAGTAAAAATGAAAATGGGAGAGAAATTAAAAGAATTACGTGGTTCTCGTGATACTAGTGTGAAGGCACAGCAATATTTAGATGGTTTATTAAAAATACCATTTGGAGTTTATCGACAAGAACCAATTTTTAATTTTTTTGGGACATTTAAAAATAAATTGTATCTGGGTATTCAAAAAATGCGAAATGAAATGTCAAGTTGGTTTCCATCTATGATATCAGGAGATTTATGGTATTATCACCGATTACAATTAATTTTACAATATTGGGGTTGTGATGTCAGTTTATGGACGGAGAATATGATTGAAACCAATTTACAAAACGTATTAAATGATTTAGATGAGATTACAAGTTCTCCATCACGTAGTCCAATCGAGGGAATGCCAATGGTAGAGATTCCTGATGAGATTATGGAACGAGTGATATTTTGGGAACAAACTTGGAAGGGTTGGATTGATGAATGGCAATGTTTCAGTGTAAAGAAGAGTGAATATATGCAATATGTTCGAAATCGTTTATCGAAATGTATATACGGACAGGAAAAGACGAAAAAACAAATAGAACGATTATTGGCACAAGGAATTCATGGACGAATGGATGGTTTAGTTTTTGGATTTCAAGGACCACCCGGTGTCGGTAAAACATCATTAGCAAAAAAAGGCTTCGCAAGTTGTTTTCAAGATGAAAATGGCGAACCTCGTCCAATTGGTTTTATTCCATTAGGAGGAGCAACGCACGGAAGTTATTTAGACGGTCATCATTACACCTATATGGGATCAACATGGGGTAGAATTGTAGATATCTTAATTGAATCTCAATGTATGAATCCCATTATTTATATTGATGAATTGGATAAGGTAAGTCAAACAGAACAAGGACGTGAAATCATTGGAATTCTAACACACGCAACTGACCCAAGTCAAAATCACGATTTCTATGACCGCTATTTCGCAGGAATACCTTTGGATTTATCAAAAGTAATATTTATATTTAGTTATAATGATGGAACTGTTTTAGATAAGATTTTACGAGATCGAATCACAGAAATACAAGTCTATCCATTAAGTGTAAATGAAAAGATAAATATTATTCAAGATTATTCATTACCCGAAATATTAGATGTAGTTGGATATAAAAAAGGAGAAATTTTATTATCACAAGATGTAATTGATAATTTGATACAAGAATATACACAAGAAGCAGGTGTGAGGAAATTACATGAAAAAGTCTTTGAAATTGTTCGAGAAGTCAATTTACAAAGAACATTAGATCCTTCATCCATTATTTTTCCCCTTCATATTACTTGGGAATGGATACAAAACTTTTATGAAGATTTACCAAGAAAAAAGATAACGAAAATACATACCGTTCCAAAAATTGGTTTCGTAAATGGTTTATATGCGACACCAACTGGTATTGGTGGTTTATCAATTATTCAATGTGTAAAAATACCAAGTGATACCAAATTACATTTAGAATTAACGGGACAACAAGGTGAGGTGATGCGAGAATCGATGATGTGTGCGAAGACATTAGCGTGGAGTTTAATGAGTTATGAAGAGAAAAAATTAGTTCATGAAGAATGGGAAAAAATAGGCTTATATGGATTACACGTCCATTGTCCGGAAGCATCAACGCCAAAAGATGGTCCAAGTGCAGGAGGTGCTATTACTATTGCGATGTTGAGTTGTTTATCTTTACGAAAAGTTAGAAATGATGTAGCACTTATGGGAGAAATTGACTTGCATGGAAATATTTATCCAGTGGGGTCAGTCGATGTTAAATTGTTAGGGGCTCATCGAGCGGGAGTGAAACGTATATTTATGCCCGAAGGTAATCGTGCGGAAGTATTAAGAATGAGAAATGATGAATGGTTAAATGAAATGGAAATTATATATATGAGTCAATTGGGAGATATATTAAACGAAGTATTGATATGATTTCTTTTCTATTTTTGTAATAGTAAAGAAAATGAGTCGAGATTTTACAAAAGGTTGGGTATTACAAAATGAATCATCAATTACATTAAGTGATTATCAAAAAAGAGCATTAGCAGAATCTTATGCTCGTTTATCTCGTCAAAACCAAATGGCTAACAAAGATATTACCGAAAAATATCAAAAAGCCCGAGTTTATGAAATGAGTTTGAAAGATTTAGGTGAAAACTGGGTAAAATCAATGGGTGAGATTTCACAAGAGGTTTATCAATGGATTGCCTTACCTGCGGATAAACGCACAGTTGCTCGTTTGATGGAAATCGTAGGACGAGAAGACCGTATGATTTATGTAGGTATCACTTTGGTATTTGCGTCTTTATTTATTTATTTTATGATAATGCCTTAATAAATCTTGTAAGTAAGTAGGATGTGGAAGGTCTTATTAGACCAATGGACTAGATTAGCGAGTGAGAGTTTCCAGAGCACCTTAGAAAAGAATAGTGCCTATGCTGGTGAAGATGTGATTTCATTTTATCAAAAGTATATTCCTAAAAATGAATGGGTTTTTATAGGAGTTATTTTGATAACAGCATTTTGGGTTTTAACAAGATTTGAAATGTCATCTCAACATATTTTTGCTTTAATTGTAGTTGTTGGAATATTTTATTTACAAGGGCGTTCTCAAATTAAATCCTTTGGTGAAAGTTTAGAATTAAATGATACCGAATTACGATTTTTAAACTCTATTTTATTTACCACACATACTTATAATTGGCAATCCCAAGCAGCAGCCATACCAACAGAAGAACGTAGTCTATCAACACCAATACCCGCAAATAAGAGTTATTTATATTTGTATCCAATTGTGGTTCGTTTTTATTACGAACAGCGTTATTTGGTTTTTCTACATTTTGGGGGATATCGTGATTCTCTAACTCGAATGAATCATTTAATCGAACATTGGTATTTATTAAAGCGAACCCAACGTTTAGATTTATTAAAAGCATATTATACTTGGTTTAACGCTGATTGCACGAAATGTGTGAATCACTTCGCAGAAATTTATAATGGCTTGACATTAACACCAGATTTCCAAGAGAACTATCGAACAGCATTACGTCAATTAGAAGAAATTATACAAGGATTACGTGAAGATTGTAGAGAATATATCACATCCATTTTAGGAAAAGATGAAATTAACAATTCGTGGTTTAGTGTGGAATCAAATCAATTCCCTTTACCAAACGATGCGGGAGCACCTGATTGTGATCCAACACATTCTTATATACCAAATCAGTAGTTATCTACCAACCCAGACTTTTACGATAGGAAATATTTTAGGATAATTTTCTTCTTTATAGTTTTTCCAGGAATAATATCCCCATTTTCGTGGAAAATTGGAAATATCGCCAAAAATAGCAGCATTTTTTGGTTCAACAAACCCGGCGACATGACAACATAAAGAAAAACATCTTTCGAGTCCCATTCTATCTTCTCGTATTACAACTGCTTTTAATAAATGAAATAAGTTAAATGTTTTATGTAAGAAATCAATGGCATTCCAATGACAGATAGACATCACTGAAAAACAGCCTACCCATTTATCAGGTTGTGTAGAAAGTTGAAGGAGTGGTTGTGATTTTTGTAGTAAAAGAATGAGTCTTTGATAAAATGGGGGCACATCAAAACGATGATCTTCAAATTTCCATAAAAATCGTAATCCTTGAAAATCTTGAATATTTAATTTGGTGGTAAGAAACATTGAATCGTGTAGCATAATAGCAATATCGAAAGGTCTATCTCGATGAAAATAATAATAAGGAAGTATTTCTCCTCTACCCGGAAAATCCGATTCAATCAATTCCACATCAGTTGGTAATGGACTTAGATATTCTTTCTTTGAATTATCATCAATAATAATAATTTTTTCTTGATGGAATTTTCGAATACATTGATAACAATGTTGCCAAAGTTCATTTGTTTCTTCATTTGAAACATGTCGTAAGATATAAAAACCAAAACTCATTCTTTTTTTAACTCATAATTTAAATTACCGATTTTTACGTTCGTATTTCATAAATAAAAAAATAAAACTAATTATGATTCCTGTTCGTAATCCCGAACAGATAACGAACGCCATCGCAACTGGTTCAGTTGTTGTTGTAAAGTTTGGTGCGAGTTGGTGTGGTCCTTGTCAAATATTAGCCCCACACGTTCATCATTTAGCGCAAGAATTTGAGCCCCAAGGTGTTATTTTCTTTGATGTTGATGTAAAAGGTGAAGAATTAACAGAATATGCCATTGAGAATGGTGCGAGAACCGTTCCATACACACAGATTTATGTAAAAGGTTCATTATTGGGATTTGTGAAAGGAAATCAACCGGACGGAATTCGTAATGGGATTTTAGCAGCATTATCACATCAATAAATTATTTATTTTAATAATTTATTTAGTATGGGTTATACATATTGTATCCGACGGGTTCATTGGTATTAAACATAGGGCTCTTTAATGGCGCCCAATATAAGTCGGCATTACTAATCATATCGGCGGATTGATTGAAGGTGCGGAACATTTGTTCGCTTTGAGTTGGGTAGTTGATGGGACCACGAGAGTTAGCGGTCATCACCCAATCACTTCCACCACCATTTTGGTTCTTCTTGGGTCGCCCACGTTTGCGTTCTCCACCAGCAAGAGCCGCTAATCCCATATTAATCGCTGAATCGATATCTTGACCGCCACGTTGTTTCTTGGTGGTCTTTTTGGTGGTCTTCTTTTTGCGAGCACCACCGGAAGTTTCGAGAGCGGTAGAGAAAGAGCCTTGTGGTAAAGTGGCTTTGGTTTCAGGGACACCAGAACCAGTTCCACGCTGCATCCAGTTTGCGTGCTGGTCGGTGAAGGGACCTTGATTGGCTAAATCGGCGGGAGTGGAGGGGGCGACAGGGATAAGGGAATTTTCACCACCTTTTTGTTTGCGTGGGCGACCACGACCTCGTTTCGCACCACCGACTGGGGGCATTTCCATAGCGGGCATACCACAAGATGCACCACCTTTCTTGTTTGCCTTCTTATTACGCTTTCCACCGTATAAGACCTCACCGACTTGCATACCTTCGGTTGCTACTCCTTGTGGAGAAGTTAATCCGCAACCAGCACCACCTTTTTTATTATTCTTTTTGTTTTTCTTAGCGCCACCCCAGAATGGTGAGACAGGGTGTTCGTAGTATTTCTCAGCACAGCATCCACAGATTCCAGTGCCTGATTGGTAGCCACCAGTTGGATAGGAAGTGACACCGTTCTGGAAATGAAGGGGATTGCATTCGGTCATCTTGATTCTAATGGAATCTTAGATTTTTATCTGCGTTGTGTCTTTTATTTTTTTAAATCTTATTTGTCAAGAATGGATTATAAAGAAGAAGTGATAGACGGAAGTATCGACGATTTTATCGATTTTTTATACAGTCAGCTACCATTACCGGCAAATCAGGTTGTTTTTGATTGGGGGACGATATTAGAAGGTTCAAATCAACCAATTGATGATTTGTTTCAAGGTCTTTTAGAAATATGGACGAAAGGAATGTCTCGCCTTTTTGGAAATCAAAGTGGAACGGTTGATTTAGATTGTCTAAATTATGAAAATGCTTCTCGAATGGAACAATATTTCAATTCAATGGGTTTTTCAATTTACTTTCAAAAGACGACTTTTGATGAACCAGCAGAAGTGAGCGGACGATGGCCCCCACCTCCACCCAAACCAAACCAAATGGGCGATCGACTCTGTTCCAGAGTTCTCCATCTTCGTAGCACAACTGCTCTCTACGAAATTGCTTTTGATGTCTTATAAACTCCAACGCTCGAAAGCGCTAGAGTTCCATTTAATTGAACTCAACCAAAATCTTAACATTGTGTTTATTAACAGTCTTCGTAGCAGAAATACTTAACTCATGACGTTTGCGACGACTTTGCTCGTCTTCATTCGCATCTAATAACTGCAAATTCGCCTGAACGTTCTGTTTCGTCGAAATAGGAATCATTTGTGTTTCATCCTCACGAGATGACTCCGTGGATGTAGATTCTTCACCATTCCACTCTTCATTATAAGTTGGATAATTACTCCAACGACGCTGATGAGAACGAATGGAAGCATTCATATCATCCTCAATCTCATCAATATGTGATCCAATATATTCAATAATTTGATTGGTAATTAACCAACGGAAAAAATTTAATTGACCGACCGTCGTAATCAATTCTTGTGACTTTTGATATACAAAACGAATACGCTCTCGCCGACAAAAAGGATCAAACTGTTTCTTCGAATATGCCTTTAACTGAGACTTGTAATCTAAATAAATCATTAACCGTTTTGTTTCACCATTTTCATTCACAACATCCAAAACAACATTTCGCTTCTTGCAAAAATTTGTCACAAACCAATCCAAAATTCGTAAAGAAATTGACGATTTGCCCTGAACGATTGGCAACATCTGCTGAATATTATCCTGGATGCGGAAAAACTTCGTCAAGGATTCCATTAACAAATCATGCTTGCTGGGAATCCACTCCGTTGATCCTGACGCCATTCTTAGTTTAAAACACTTTGAATTACTTATATTTATAATTCTTTAAACCCGTGAATTATGAGTTGGGGGGAATGGGAGGGTTTATCCCTTCCAAGATCCATAATTCCTTATTTAGATGTAAATCAAGATAAGAAATTAAATGGTTGGGTTTGGTTAGGACCTCCTGGTTGTGGCAAGACGACCTTGGCATCTCTTTGGACGAATAAAATGATGGAATGGGCTGGATTGAATCCACAAAAGAATCTATGGTATGTAAATCTTGCTTCTATTTTAAGTTGGGATACGTGGTTAAATCATTTAGAACAATTTGTAAATCAAAAAAGAACACCACCAACACGTGGAAAATATTCTTGTTGGATATGGTTTGATGTCTGTGAAAGAATTTTGCCAAACCAACAATGGGATTTAATTGATAAATTGCGTGATATCAATGCGAAACACGTTGGTATCTTATGGACGGTTTCATCACTTTATTCGTGGATACCTGAATTAACAACAGGATGTCAAATTTGGTCTTGGTATGATATTATGACACGTGAGTTATGGTATGAAAAATATGATGTAAATACGAAACCTTGGAATTATTTTTCATTAAATGATTTGAGACCGGAGAGATTGGATCATCATTTTGTGAGTTTGAATACGATTTGTAAGGAGGCGTGGATTTGTTTGGTAAATCATGATTTAAGAGGTTGGGTAAAAAAGGGGGGTGATATGAATTTATTTCGTATTCCGTGGGTTGATTTGGTTGAAACGGTTCGAAGTGTGATTATTGACACAGGTATTCATGATAGATTGCGTCAGTGGTATCACGAGGGAATAAAATTGGAGGTTTTATTTCCCAGAATTGGTTGTATATGGCATCAATGGAATCAATGGGGTATGATAGGGATTCGTATTTTTAGTAATTTGAAGAGACAGATTACATTACCAAGTATGAATGTGGAAGATCAAATTGATCCTCGGGTGTGGTTAAATGAGTTATGGAGTCAAGAAACAATTAAGATGAATCATTTAATTTTGTGGGGACCACCAGGTGGTGGTAAAACAAGTTTTATCGAGCAATGGATTCATCGTTGGTTTGGAAATCCTCCTGATAAGCGTTGGGTTTATTATCGTAATTCAAGTTTAGATAAATGGACGAAATTATTTCGAAATGAGTTAGAGCCTTTTTTGGCGTCTGATCCAAATAAATGGGGTGAGAATCCCCATCATATTCAATGGAGATGGGTTGTTTTAGATGAAGTGGATCAGATGAATACAGAAGCACAGGATTTTTTGAGAAGTCAAATAGCAATGGTCCAAAAGGAGAAATTGCCAGTTTTCTTTTTATTGATAGCAAATGAAAGGGCAAAATTGAATTGGGCTTTAACAGCAAAGTTCCAAATGATTCATTGGACGACGCCAAGTCCTCAATGGATTTCAAATATATTCCCAATTCAAGAAGATGAACCAAAAGTGAAGATTCCAAATCATTCGATGTATCATTGGTGGTTAGGCGCAAAGTCAAATTTAATGCGAGAGATACCTGTTCCTAAACGTTGGTGGCGTGAAGAGTCTGGTGATTTACGTCGATATAAGATAAGATATGAGATGGGTGCTTTAAAAGAAGTAAAAATATCGAAACCATTTTGGTTAAGCCGAGGAGATTTACAAGAACTATTTTGGGAGATGTGGCTTGATAAGGAAATAGTGATTCCAGAAAATGATATTTGGGAAAAAATACCTTTATGGATTCCTTTTCATGAAAAAAATCAATATATGAGTTTCATTTTAGGAGAAAATGTAGAATTACCTCCTTTACGATATACACAATATGCTTTGGAAGTATATTTTGGGTGGATACTGCGTAGTTATGAGAAGGGGATATTACCGCCTAATGCGACGTGGGTTTATCCTTCTGGAATCCCTGGAATTCGTTGGATCGCCCATATATGGAAACAGGTAAAAGAAATATATAAAGATTGGCATTTTGATTTGATGGTAATAGACATCGAGCAGACAAGCCGAGATGCGAATTTTATTCGAGACGTGTTAAAAACGAAGACAAAATTGACATCCGGAGGTCATCAACGAGCAAATGCGTGGGTTTTGTTGAATGCGAATTTATTGGAAGAGGAGGCACAAGTAAGTTTGAGACGATTAATAGATGATACAAAGAATAAGATTATTTGGTGGTTTGGAGTGAATCATTTGAGAGATTGGATGAGCCCTTTACGTTCGAGAGCAGAGCCTTTATTAATTACTCCAAATGGTAAATTAAAAACGCAACACGGGACAAGATGGGCGGTAGATGAAAAATAATTTCTTTTATCACAACTAAGATGGACCCAGAACCCGGTATATACCAAGGAAATCGATATTTAATATTTGGTCCATATGAAGATGGTGGTTGTTCTTCTGTCGATTGGGGATGGGATACCCACGAAAATAAATGGGTCGTATTAAAAAAATTAAAAAGCGAGAATTTAAAAAGAGTGCAAGAAGAGATAGATTTAAGTCGTTTATTTGGTGATATTCCGCAATGTGTTCCTTGTCGTGATTATTTTACGTTAGAAGTTCCCCGAAAGCAATATGTATTAGTATTTGAGTATATCGATCATATCCCTTTGCGAGAGGTGATACCCAAGATGAGTTTATTGGATATATGTCGTTTTTCGGGTCAATTTTTATGGTTAATGAATAAATTACACGATAGAGGGTTAATTCATCGGGATATCAAGCCAGGAAATATTTTATTAGACAAGACAAAATTGGATTTGCGAATCATTGATTTTGGTTTATGTGTATTAGGGACAAAAGAGAATGGCAAATATATGTGGAAGAAAGTAAGTCCTCGTTCAGGAACACCACAGTTTATGAGTCCGGAACAGGAGCGAGCAGAAGATTATTTTAGTCCAACACCGGAAATGGATATATGGTCTTTTGGATGTATTTTAATGGAATGGTGGATGGGACGAGGTCCGGCATTTTCGTCCAAATCGAGTGAAAAGTGGGAATTTTGGAGTAAATTATGGATAAATGGTAATTTACAATTAAAACGTCGTTCCAGTAAATTAGAAATGGATCGAGAATTTTTTCGTTCTTTAAAAAAAGTAAATTGTGAGTTAGACGATGAGTTATTTATCGATTTTATGGAATTGGTATTAGAGCCTTATCCGTCCAAACGATGGTCTGCTAAGAAACTCTTAACTCATCCCTTTATTACACAAAATTCCTATCAAACTTGTTTTTTATATGACCTGTCTATGCGCGTTCTTCAAGATTAATTTATTCTGCGAATAAAAGTTATGGCAGAATTATTTGATAGTTCTATTGTGCCATCGCACACAAAGGTATATTCCATAGGAACACCACAATTCCGGTGGGGTGATTTATATATCAATCATATTTTAGATTTCGGGCAAAAGGGTTTAGAGTTTCGTTGTAATGGTGTTCCTGGTTGGCGTATTGATAATGAAGGAAATTGGTATTTTCGTGAGAGAATGCGTATTCGATCAGATGGTGTATGGATTGGTGAAGTAGAATCTCAATCGATACGGAAAGGTCAAGTATTTTCTTCTTCTACAAAGCCAAATGTCATTACGCAAGGAATACCGGGAAATCCGGGAGAGCCGGGACTTCGAGGAGAGCCGGGTCGCCCTGGTTTGGTAGGACCGACGGGACCGGCGGGTCTGGTAGGACCTCCGGGAGAGCCAGGTGTAGGAAGAGCAGGTCTTCCTGGTTTTGATGGACGACCGGGATTAAATGGGGAGAGGGGGATGGATGGAATACCGGGAACGGAGGGACCAAGAGGAATGCCGGGACCACAGGGTTCTGCGGGAGTTCCAGGGATTCCAGGAAAACCAGGATTATGTTGGTGCGATGAGTTTGGATTCAAAGAGAGATTTCGTTCTGTATCGGATAAGAGAGAGTTTGGACTTTTTTTATACGAGCAGTTTCAAAAATGGAAAAAAGATAAAGAAATTAGTCGTTTCATCGAAGAGGATGATGAATCATTTATAGAGACATAAGACCAATGAAGAACCATAAAGCGAAGATGCCAAAGGCAGTTGTTTGACCGAGAGATGGAATCATTACAGTAAGAACATTATTCCAAATCATCTTGCCAATCGTCATAATGATAATAATCACAATAATCTTGAAGATAAGACCATAAATGAAGAGAGCAATGGCGACACGACGATCGACATTTGTATAATCAGTAAAGTTGGATTGGGTGTTTCCACCGGTCGCCATAATGTTGATGAATAAGTCAGTGAGATTCGCCATTGTTTTTTCTATTTATAACGGAGACTATTAATTTGGAACAAAGAAAGTATTTTGAAGAAGTGGATAGGTTGTAATAAATTGATACGGATACATGTAAGGTTCTCGATAAAGCATACGAGTATAGGTGCGGAGTGGGGAACTTCCGGTGCGAATTGTTCCATACGGACCACTGATATAGGGCATCCAATTTTCACGAATACTTTGGTTTTGATTCCACATAATAAATATAACAAGGAGAATAAAGATGATAATATAACAAGAACAAATCATTTCTAGTAAGTTCGAAGATGTTTTTTCTGTTAAGATAATAGATTATGAAAATTTGGAGATATTTTTTAAAAGGGGGTGAGTTGATAACACAACCCGACAATACTGGATTTATATTAGGACTTGTTGGATTTATTATCCTGTTAATCGTTGTCATTGTTTTAGCAATGTCATTTGATTTAAAGAAAAAAGTAATGGAACACCGAGTTTGGATTGGAGGGTGTGCGGGCACGAAATATGGTTGTTGTCCGGATGGGAATACGGCACGATTAGACCCGAATGGGACAAATTGTGTTGAAACGGTTTTAATAGGGGGATGTGTAAAATCGCCGAAGGGATGTTGCCCGGATGGGATTACAGAGAGAGTGGAAGGAGTAGAATGCCCGAAAATGTAATCTCCGGTTTAAATAGAAGATGCGTGCCGGACAGTTAAATAATAATATGGGAATGCGTTCAAACACTTCAAATATGACGACCATTTCTTATCTTTTTTATGCGTTTTTATTTATTCTTTTATTAAGTTTGGTGATTGCTTTGGTGATGTTTTATCGTCTCCATGCGAAGAATAAGCCTTATTATCCGGTGATTGGTGGTTGTGGTGCGACACGATATGGGTGTTGCCCGGATGGGGTCACAGCCAAGATGTCGGCGGATGATAAATGTTCTCCCTTGGTGGGAGGTTGTGGGGGGACACGATATGGATGTTGCCCGGATGGGATTACTGCCAAAAAGAGTGAGAGCGATAGATGTGGAGAACTGGTGGGAGGATGTGGCGGGACACAATTTGGTTGTTGTTCGGATGGGAAGACAACGAAACGGACAGCCGATGAAATATGTTAGTTTATGATAGAGAATGAAGATTTGGGAATCTATTTCAATTGTATTTATTTTTGTTTTGGCAATATCAATTTTGACGACTGTTTTTCTATACGCTCAATATCGAAACAATCAAATTACAGTTCAACAAGTTCAAAAACAAAAAACCGATCAATTGTTATATGATTTAACACCATTACAACAAAAGTTAAATCAAGTTCAAGTCCCTCTCATTACGAACACGTGCCGTCAATCGTG